ACCCACGCTGTACGCACACGATTGAAGAGTTCAACACCTATGTGTTCAAGCAGGACCGAGAAGGCAGATGGTTGAACCAGCCTGTCGATGCAAGTAATCACGCAATAGATGCTATACGTTATTCCCTAGATCAATTCTATGGGAAGGGAAAGAACAAACTGAAGACCTTTAAACGAGGTCTATAAAAGGGGTGAAGCAATGAGTGACATTAACGGAAACGGGACAATCAGTACATTCGGAAACATTTACCTTTTTCCAAAAGAACAGCCGCTGACGTCGGATGATGTTAGTGGCTTTATTGATTATTATGAAAACAATATTCAAACCGAAATGATTAAGAACCGCAAGTATTACACCGGTCAACATCCGATTCTGGAAGCCAATGCAAGCAACTCGAACGCGCCTGATAATCGTCTGGTAGTTAACTACCCCAAGTACATCACAGACACGTTCAACGGATTCTTTGCCGGAATTCCACCTAAGATCACACTTGAAGATGAATCTGATAATGAGAAGTTGCAAGACTTTATTCAGAGTTCATCTTTTTTTGACCACTTTTTTGAAGTTTCAAAGCAAGCGTCAATGTATGGACGCAGCTATTTCTTTGCCTATCAGGACGAGGACGGCGTGACACAGCTAGTTGAATACAGTCCGGAACAATCCTTCATGATATACGATGACGATGTTGCACGGCGTCCTAGGGCGTTTGTAGCGTTTGGTCGTAACAAAGACAACGAATTGACTGGGACGGTGTATCAAGCAGACCAAGTGACCGACCTTGAATTCAATATGATTGCAGGGCAAGTGAACCAATTCAAGTTGGTACCCGCTGCTGAATTCTATGATAACGAGGAACGGCAAGGCGTATTTGATAACGTTGAAACGCTGGTTGATTCAGTCAATCAAACAGTCAGTCAAAAGGCCAACGATATTGATTACTTTGCTGATTCATACCTCAAATTGCTGGGGATGGACGTAGACGAAGAGACGCTGGAAAACATCCGTGAAAGTCGAGTGATTAATAGTGACGGTGAAGCAGACGTTGGGTTCTTGGAGAAACCAAACGCAGACGATACGCAGGAACATCACATTGACCGCTTGAACAATTGGATTTTTGAAGTGTCGATGGTCTCAAACATCACGGATGATTCGTTCGGTAATGCGGCAAGTGGTAAGTCGCTGGAATATCATCTGCTTTCAATGCGAAACCTAGCTTCAACCAAGGAACGCAAATTCACACAACAGTTACGTAAGCTCTTCAAGGTGATCTTTGCAACAGGTTCAATCTTAGGTACAGCGAAAGCAGACGCTTGGCAGGACTTGAAATTTGACTTCACACGGAACTTGCCAAGTAACATCACAGATGAGATTGATAACTTCAAGAATGTTGGTGGGACGCTATCAGAAGAGACCAAACTGAAGCTGTTACCTGATCTGGTTGAGGATCCCAAAGCTGAAGTGGATAAGATGAATGAAGAAACTCAAGCATTGATGCCATCAGCAGCGGACTACGATTTTCAGAAGACCGATGACCAAACAAAGGATGAAAGCTAGGTGATGGCCGTTGGCAAATTCACAATCCTACTGGACGAAGCGTGAACAGAAATGGCAAGCGTCTAACTTCAAGAAAGATCAAGACTTCAACAAGAAACTACAATCAATCTATGATCAGGCATTCAAGGACATCAACGACCAGATTAATCAGTTCTACATGAGTTACGCCAAGCACGAGAACATCACAATGGCTGAAGCAATGCAACGAGTTAAAGCCCATGACGTTCAAGCCTTTTCAGCTACCGCAAAGAAGATGGTGAAGGAAAAGGATTTTTCAGATCAAGCAAACGCCCAATTGAAGCTATACAACACCACAATGAAGGTGAACCGGCTTGAAATGCTGAAGTCACAGATTGGTGCAACATTAGTTGATGCCGGAGCACAAGTCGAATCAGAAATGAAGTCGCATCTGTCAAAGTCGTACGTCGATGAGGTCACACGCCAAGCTGGGATTCTTGGTCAAGACCGAGACGATGATTTGGTCAAGCGTGCTTCTAGCGTGGTCAATGCTTCGTTCCAAGGTGCTCAATGGTCAAGTCGATTGTGGTTGGGGATGGCAGAGTTACAAACTCAATTAGGGGTTCAGTTGTCACAGGCCATGATCTTTGGTCTCAATCCCAGAACCATTGCTAAGAACTTAATGCCACTAATTAACGACACCGTGAAAAACAAACGGGCCGCAGCGGAACGCTTAGCAATTACTGAAATGGCACGGGTACAAGATGACGCCCAGATGAGTTCATTTAGGAAGTATGGTATTAAGGACGTGCTTTGGATTGCTGAACCCGGTGCTTGCAAGGTGTGCCAAGATATTGCCAGTTATAACAATGGTATCTATCCAATTGACGACGTGCCATACATTCCAGAACACCCCTATTGTCGTTGTGCTAAAGCAGCATACGTCAAGAAGGACTCAATCAAACCGGCTAAGGTTGCCAACTCAACTATTGAGAATGAAGAAGCCACAAGCGTGTCACCCCGCAACTTGGGTTCGGTGGCAGTTAAGGGTAAACCAATGAGTGTTGAGAAAGCGGACCATCACAATGCAAATCCAAACTACATGGGTGGTGACACTGGTCAGAAATTAATAGTGAAACGTGATGAAGCGTTGAAGCAGTGTCTCGAATATCGCAAACAAAATGATAAATATTACCAACAGTATCACAATACGTATAGCAAGGAGGATTGGGATAAAGCTATTCATTATGAGAATCTAGCCAACAAATTCGGGACGGCTTACAACAAACTGTGTGATGAAATCGAAGCAAATAGAGCGAAATATAAATCGTATTCAGTTAATTGCCAACGTTGTGCACCCACGTATGAACTTCGACGTAGGGGTTATGATGTTGAAGCGTTGCCTAATAACGGTGGAACACATCATGATGTATATGAAATTCCAGCAAACATGTGGCGAAATAAAGATGGTTCAATTTCTCAGCCAGCCTTTGTCGATGCCAACACAAATCGTCAAGTTACTAAAGCACTTGTGAATCAGATGACCCTCGGAGAGCGGGGGACGATCCAATGGAGTTGGAAAGGTGCGAATTCTGCTCACATTGTTAACGTTGAGCGAACAAAAGATGGAATACTGGTGGTTGATGCTCAACCTGGTAGAACGGCTAAAAGCTTCGAAGAGTATATGGGTGATGCCAAATTCAAAAATCGGGTCACTCAAAAAGGCGTGCAATACCGAACAGGCGTGTTTTATAATAGAACTGACAACAAATATATTGATATGAAAAACATTGGAATGATTGTTAAGGCGGTGAAATAGATGGGTATTGGGACATTCAAAGAAATTGATAAGGCATCTGCCATAGAAAAAGCCAAAGCATATGCACTCAAGCATGGTTATATCGGTGCAGAACTTCGAGACGAGGACTACCCACCGTATGGCTTTGCCTTTTATTTGCTGTCTGATGACAACGATCAGAATAATGATGTATTCGCACCCGTTGGATTGCCTGAAGTGTTGGTAATTGATAAAATTACTGGTACTGAAACATTAACAAGAGCTTTAATCTAACACGAGTTTATTAAGAATTGAAATTTAATATGAGCGATGGCTTACCGATAGCTGTCGCTCTTTTTTTATGCTCTTTTTCCGACGTTGCAGAGCGTTTAAAGAACAACACGAGTAAATAGACTCCCAAGTCTTAAAATGCGTGAGAGGAGCTTATAACTATGGATAACGAAACACAAACTGAAGAAACTACTGAAACTGAAGAAACAGTTGATACCAAGCCAAGTACAGAAAACACTGATCAGACTGAAACGGCTATTGACGATCAAACTGTTGATTCAGATAAAGTGGTGGATAAGTTAAAGCACCGTATTGGTAAGGAACAAGCCGAAAAGAACAGCGCACTTGATCAGGTGAAAGAACTCAAGGCCAAGTTGGCTGACTACGAATCTGGCAAGGTCAACGTGAAGAAGCTATCTGATGACGACAAGAAGAAGCAAGAACAGGCCGCCAAAGATACCGAACTTAAAAATTTACGTGACAAGGTTAAGATCATGGAAGCCAGCCAACAAACGGATGAAGTGTTCAAAGAAGCTGGATTGAGTGTGAACAAAGACGTGTTGGCAATGGTGGTGTCCGCAAAGGATGAAACCACGCTAGACAACGCCAAAGCATTGATTGACTTTGCAAACGAGATCAAGGAAGCCACCCGTCAAGAGTTTATGAAGGGAACAACACCAAAGGTCAATGGAAACCCTGTTGATACTGATGTGAGCCAAGAACAGTTTGACTTGATGACGATGGCCCAAAAGGTCAACTTGCAAGCCAAAAATCCTGAACTATTCAAAAAATTAACAGGGGGAATTTAAAATGGCAGATACAGCACCTACAAAATTAGCAGACTTGGTGAACCCAGAGGTTATGGCACCAGTCGTTTCATATGAATTAACAAAGGCCCTTCGATTCGTGAAGTTGGCAGTGGTTGACAATCAACTTAAGGGACAACCCGGCGATACATTAACGTACCCAGCATTTACTTACATTGGCGACGCTGAAGATGTTGCTGAAGGTGAACCAATTCCAATGGACAAAATTGGAACAACTACCAAGTCAGTTACCATCAAGAAAGCTGGTAAGGGTACAGAAATCACAGATGAAGCAGTATTGTCTGGCTTAGGTGACCCCGTTGGCGAATCAACCAAGCAACTTGGGTTATCTATTGCTAACAAGGTTGACAATGACTTATTGGAAACCGCTAAGACCGGGACGCAAAAAGTTTCAATCACACCTGATGTTGATGGATTACGTACAGCAGTAGATATGTTCAGCGATGAAGATGACGCTGTTATCGTAGCAATCTACAACCCAACGGATGCTTCATTGCTTCGTGCTGATGCAATTGAAAAGAAATTAGGTTCTGAAGCGGGTGCCAACGCCCTTATTTCAGGGACTTACTACGACGTATTAGGGGTTCAGATTCAACGTTCAAATAAATTGGCACAAGGTGAAGCAATTTACATTCGTGTAGAAAAACAAAAGCCAGCACTGAAGTTGATTTTGAAGCGTGGTGCTCAAGTTGAAACTGACCGAGACATCGTTACTAAGAAAACTAAGATTACGGCTGATGAACACTATGCTACGTATCTGTACAACGATGCGAACGTGGTAGTGGCAACCGTAGCCCCAAAAGCGTAGACCCTGATGACGGCGGTGCTGAAGCCGGAACCACAGCTGGAAAAGCTGATGGTGACGCTGGCAAAGATGCCGCTGATCTGACGGGCAAATCAAAAGAATATAGTGATGCTTATACGGCGGCTTACACACCCGCTAAAGCGGCGTACGATGAAGCCAATGCAACCACAAGTGGATTTGATCCAGAAGGCGATGTAAAGCCGACAGACGCTAACACTGTAGCTGACATTAAGGCTTGGTTGACTGCTCATTCTATCGACTACACTGGCAAGACTGTGAAAGCAGACTTACTTGCATTAGTACCCGCTGAATAGTGAGGTGAGTTAGGTGGATGAAGCGAAGTTAATGAAGGCAATCCAAGACCGCTTAGCGTTGTCTAACGAGGCGCTAAAACTGGTTGAACCACGCTTGAAACAGATCGTTGCTGATACCGAAGATCAATTTCTGATCAAGCTCAAGGGGGCGGCCACAACTATTCCTGATGAACTTGGATTTGTGGTTCGTGGTGTGGTAGTCAAGCGATTCAACCGGTTCAAGAACGAGGGTATGAGTTCATATGGTCAAGAAGGTCAATCAATTTCATACGAAACAGATGACTTTGCAGAATTTGAAGATGATTACCAACAATGGATTGATGATCATGCTGAAGATTCAGCGGATAAGCACAAAATTCGATTCTTGAACCCATATGCAATCAAGAAGTCAGGTGATTAGATGAGATTCGATACATTAGTTACATTTCATAAGCCAGTTAAGACTTATGACCCTGATAAAGGGGAGTATGACACGACGAATGAGGTGTTACAGACCATTCTTGGGAATGAGGTGTTACAGACCATTCTTGGGAATGTGGTTGATACCGGTACAGACCGAGCCACTGAACTGTTTGGGGATGTTGACACCAAGTCTAAAACCATCTGTCTATCAGAACCCGTGTCGTTCGATTGGGAATGGTTAACCTTACCGGATGACGCTGCTAAGTATATTCGGTTGACTTCACGAAAGCCGCTCAATGCAGATACATTGATTGTGGGTGAATCGCATGAGTAAGTTAGACGTTAAGTTTTACGGAATTGATAAGTTACAACGGAAATTAAACAACACAAATCTGAACGGAGTTAGACGCTTAGTAGCTGATAACACGGCTCAAATGCAGGCTGGCGCAGTACGGCGCGCGGTTTATCACGGCCATTATGAAGGTAATAAGTTTGTGAAGCCTACGGGTGCCACAAAGAGAAGTATCAATTTTCAAATTACCGACATGGGCATGCGTGGAATTGTGGGAATGGGAACATACTATTCACCATATTTGGAGCTAGGAACGCGTTATATGAGTGCACAGCCCGCATTGAAACCAGCATTTGAAGTACAAAAAGCAATTTTCGTAAAAGATTTGATGAGAATGTTGAAGTAGGTGATTGGATTGAAAGCACCAGATCAAGACTTATTTGATTCGATGTACAAATTATCCAAAAGCCTTGGGATTGAAACGTACGATCACCGGCCGTTGAAAGACGAGCCAGTGA